CCGCTCCGGTTCTGAGCGCACCGCTGATGTCTCGCCCAAATTGATCAAAGACTCGCCCTTGCTGACGTTCGAGCTGAGAGAGATCTCTACCAAACTCTGCGGCTGCACCACGTCCAATCTGCTCGACGCCGCGAAGATCTCTACCAAGCTCTCTTTCCGCCGCGATTGCTTCTCTTCGGCCTGCACCAATACCGCCAAGCACGTCTTGCAAACCAGCCCGTCGCAACCTTGCTTCTTCGCCAGCAGCGCCGGTTATGTCACCTAGCGCTCTTTGTTGCTGGAGTAGTTGTTGGCGCTGCGCTTGATCGAGCGCACCGAGACCCTGCTCATATTCTTGGGCTGCACGCTGCAAGAATGGCTGTTGAATCCCGATCTGCTCACGCGCTAGTTGCTGCGCTGCGATTTGGTCAGGAGAAAAACCAGCAATCTCCTGCGGGATAACGATCGGCCTACCTTGTTCGTCAAAGAAAGTTCGCTCTGCTGCGCGGAACGCACCCGGTAAAAACCCACCTTCTCCTCCAACCCCAAAAAGAAGCTGCTGAAGAACCGGGTCCATAAATCTTTCTTGACGAGTAGCAGACGCAACGTAGGGCTGTGCCGCGCCACCTTCTTGGTATTTTTTGATTTGGTTAGGGGGAAATATCATTATCTTGCCCTCTGCTTCGCTGGAGCACCGGCAAACTCTTCGAACAAATCCATCATCTTGTACATGAGTTCCGTGCCTTTCTCTCGGCTTTCATCACCGTTTTTGATGAGGGTGATAATGCCGTCAGCGTCTTTATTTAGATCGAATCCGCCTGCTCCTCGAACCGCCCTCCCGGTCATAACGAACTCACCGTCACTAAGCATGGCGGGGATGTCATCGCTAATTTCTGTTCCGGGGCCTTCGATGTCGCCGTTCATGCGAACGAAAACCTCTGCGTCAACGTTGCCGCCTTCGTTGAAATACATTGGCTGCACCGATCCGCCATAGCGCATCCCTTGCTTTTGCTCCTCCAGTTTCGCTTGCTCTGTGGTTGGTTTCCTTCCACCGCTCAACATGGGGATGGTTCCGGGCGCGAGCATTCCGAACTGTCTAGGGTCTGGAGCTTCTTGACCTTGCCGAGCTGCATCCAGTGCTGCCAGCTCGTAACCACCATATCGGCTCATGGTCATCGCGGGAGTGAGCTGAACACCTTTATCTTTTTTGGCTTCATCCATGGCCATCTTTGCGAGCAGTAATGCAGGAATTCCTGCTGCCGCTAAACCGCCCAAACCGCCTCCACCAAGAAGACCGCCGCCACCAGCTCCGCCACCGTAAGCATCTCGCAGGCCACTAGCGCCTCCAAAACCAAGAGGATCGCCAAGCTGCTTAATAAAGTCGGGCGTCTTCATTCCGAAGAAACTGCCGCCCTGTTGACCACCCAAAATCTGTGCAGAAATTTGCTCCGGGGTCATGCCTTGCTGCAACATAGCATCTATTTCCGCTTGACTTGTTGGGCTTGAAGACACGTAGTTTTTAATCACGTCTAATGGGTTTTTAGCATCTCCGAAGCCTGCCGGGTTAAAGAAACTTGCAGGCGAAACCCCGACGCTTTTCAAAATTTCGCCGGGAGCAATGCCTTGTGTCTGCATCATTTCTATAGTGGCCGAGATATCAGGAGAGGCGGTCAGCCTGAGTTGGTCAACAATTTCAGCGTCGGTTAGCTTCGCCTGACCACTCATAGTCGCGCTTTTCAATAATCCGGGTATGCCGCCTCCGGGCGCTGATCCTGTGAACGTCCCAATCGGGTTTTTAAACAAACTACCTATTCCGCTCGTGACACCAGAACCAGAGGCCATAAGCCCCTTTCCTAGTCCAGAAAAAAAGCTCCCTCCTCCAGCCTTAGTTATATCAGCAATATTTTGACCGAAAGATCCTCCCGTGGCTCCCGGTCCTGCAACGGTTAGCAGGCTCAAAGGATTTGCTCTTCCTTTTGCCACGTCGTAAACCGTAAAGGCTTTGTTGGCAAGCGCTGCGATAGGCTGCCATGGTCCGGGAATAAACTGCGCAACTTTTGCTATCGGTTTAACGACCTTCTTAACAACCTTCTTAACGCCTTTGGCGAGCTTCTTGAAAAATCCAAACTCCTCCAAACCAGTAATCGGGTTTAGGCTGGCGATGCCCACGCCCACTACCATCTGCTCAGGATCAAGATCCAGTTCTTTGAACTTAGCTTCTACAATCTCTTCGAACCGTGGGTCTTCGAATGCCTCTGGCGGGAGAATGACCTCTCCGGGTCGGACGTGAGCAAGCGCAGAATCTTCTCCTCTGCCAGCTTGCGCCAGTTGAACAGCCATGTCGCCCATCGGGGCTTGCGAACCAATCTCTGCGGCTTCTGCTAAATGCAAATACTGATCGCGTTCCGTAGGGTCATCGGTCATCGACGCTTGCATCATCAGCTCTTCGATGCTGGATCGCAGCGCCTCATTAGGATCGGCCATTGCCTCTGCCTCTCCCTCCAGCGCTTGCATCAACATTTGCTCTTGACTAACCTCGCCCCCTTCCTGCATTTCTATCATCGCAGCTTGTGGTTCTGCGGAATAAATTTGCATGAGCGTGTCTTCTAATTGATTCATGGCGTGCTTACCGTTACTGTCCCAACCCCGCTCGTTATCGCCACTCCGGTTGGGTAGGTTTGATGCTCGTACAGATTCCTGAACTGCGTGCCATCAAACGCTTGATGAATTGATTCACTCGAATTAAATATTATCGCACCTGTGGCGAATTGTAACTGCGAGATCTCCGTGTTGTTGAAGTGTGGCGATATCGTAAAATCGACCGCCCCCAAGTTCAGCTCTAATATCCGCACCAGCCGATTGTAAGTATCAGCCGTAACGGTTTCACCCATCGCAATGGGCAACCGCGTCTCAAGCAGCTTGCTCATCTTCGACCGCTAGGCTGCAAATCGACACGGGTTGACCCTAGACGCCATTTATAGCCTTTAGCGTCTAACGATCCGTTATCATCGTCCGACTCAAACCGAAACACAACCTGCCTCCCTCTCGTTCGAATATTGCTGAACGTCGATGTTTGCGTGATTTTGGTTGTGCTGTCCGTGGTCAAAGAGTCGCCCGGATAATTCCTTCGCTTAACCACAATATTCATCGCAGGCGTGTTTGAGATCGTTGGGTCAACAACAAACTTCATATCAGGAATGATCTGCTTCATAAACGTGAAGTTTTCACCTGAGCTGATGTCGATGTCCGCAGACTCAATGTAAACGTTGGTCATTGGGTCTTCGTTATCGTCGTACCCGGTTTCATGCTGATAGATCAAATTCTCCCCAGACACTTGGGCGCAGGCATACGGAAGATCTTCAATTCCTGCATCTAGCCATGCGTATCGGGTAAGCGATCCGTTTGCCCAAGTTTGCTCTTGATAATTGTAGGTTACGTACCGGCTGATCTCTCCGGTTCCGTCCTCTATCGATGGGTAGAAAAACCAAATTTCGTTGTACCGAGAATTGACGGACATAAACGATTTGAAGGCTTGACCCAAATCGATGTCGTTGAATACATACTCCTGAACCGTGCAAGGCAGTCGTTGCACCGCACCGTTGTAAAAGTTGAATCCAGTCTTACTGGCAAAGAAAACCCCAGAAGGGCTATTAACGCACGCTTTCGGAGAAAGCAATCCCGCACCCTCGTTGACCAAGTTAATGGCAAACGTCAAGGGTGGCCCGATAAAATTCATTGAGTAAAGCGATGTATCAGTCCAGATCAGAATCTCTTGACGCGACTTCAGACCTCCGACAATGAATGAACCAGAGGAAAGCCTTACATCACCCGCGCTGTTGGTTGCAGTTGGCTCAAAGTCCAGCTCGTTTTCTGAATCGGAAAAAGCCACCAGCATGGGATCGATCACACCGGTTCTCGTGCTGCCGCTTACCGGGTCGCATCCAAGGACAACCAAGTGCCTGTCTGTTTCAGAGGTAATGACCTGAAGCGCTACGGTTGGAACTTGATTAGCACCAGATCGACCAGAAAGCTCGACTGCTCGGACGCTGACGCCGTTGTTCTCGATCCACTCGTAAATACCGGCTCCACGAGGGTTGATGATTAAATTTTCACCGAAGTTGTCGTGCGTCCACAACCTGAGCTGGTTTACTGCGGAGATGGCACTCGCAGAACCAAATCCGCCAGCGCCCCAAGTACCGACACCCCAACCGCTGCTAGTAACGTAAGTATCAAGACCAACGTTAATCTGGTAAGCACCCACCACACTGCTGCCACCGTTTCCCGTGTCAGAGGAGTTAGCCGTGACCGTAGCGCCGCTTGTATCTTTTGCAGTGATTTCATAGGTGTTTGTGCCGGTAACCAAAGAGATCTGATATTCCTGATTTAGCACGGTGTCGGTGATATTTCCGCCCAGTGATGCTGCACCACTAAACGTCACAAAGTCGTTATTAACCGCCCCGTGGTCGGTGTCGGTTACAGTGATCGTAGAGGAACCGTCAGTTGCGGCAAATGTGACATCACCTGCCGCCGTGGTAACCCGAATCGGCGTGACATCGTTGAACGAATCGCCTTCCTCGATGTAATACTTGAACGTTGATCCGATTCCTAAGAACCGAGTGCCTCCGAGAGAGATCCATGAGTGAAGCGCTCGACCAATACCCTTGAAGTATTCAGAGCCGAGCTGAAGCCAGCCGCCAACTTTTTCGACGCGGCCTTTACGAAACCGGATAAGGTTACCGTCTACCCAGCCGCCTTTGGCCGAATAGTCAGTAGCCTCCTTGTTGATACCGGGCTGAAAATCAATTTGCTGAAGGGGCATTTTGCCACCCCATCAAGCTAGTCGAATAATCGCGCCGGTCGCCGTTGGGCTAGGGAATACGATCGTAAAATCGCCTGCGGTGCTGGTTTTATCACCACCAAAATCAATCGCCGCGACCGCTTTATCTGAGTCAGTGTCGTTGTAAATCAGGCATCCACGCGCCGTAATTGTTGCAGTCCCGAACGTCAGGTCGGCAAAGTCGCAAACCGCTGTGGTTCCTGACGTGGTGGGCGTTACGCTAGTCAACGTGCCACCGCCAGCGGTGTAATTCGTTCCGCTTACCTCTTGGCTAGTGGTGTATGCAGTAGTCGAAGCGCCAAGCGTCGCGCTGCTGGTGTACAAGGCGAGCTTGAACGTGTCACCGGTTGATGCAGTAAAGTTGTGCGTCGCAACAAGCAATTCCTGCTTGAAGCTCGTGCAAATTGCTGAGGTGATGGCCATCTCTCACAGCTCCTTCATAATGTCCGCCATATCTGCGTGACCACTTTGGCGTAACAGATTTGCTAGGGTTACACGATCGCTTTTGATCGCGTTCTTAACTCCCTGCAATATTATCTGATAAACATCGTGTCGGAAAGCCTCAGCTTGCTGCCGAATATGGGGGGCAGCACTGCTGCTGAACCCCACTATTTTATTGGTTATTTGCTCCGCCCAGAACTCAGGGTCATGACCTTTGTTTTCTGTCGTAGAAACCATGACTGTGCCGAGCTTAAAACCCACGTCATCCTTCATCATCCCTTATAAGGCTCCGGTGCTGATAGCATTTCTATGGTTTCAAACCCGTGTTTTCTGGTCATTTCACCCAGCTTGGAAACCGGGAATACGTGCCACTCGTCATTGTGCGGCATTGCAACCAGTGGGTCAGATAGCCGGTGATACCCATATAACAGCTCGGTTATTGGGACGTTGCTATCAAGAAGAGAAGATCGAGGGGATGCACCGATCGCAATACCTGCTTCGATACACTTGCATATCCAGAACTCAACGCAAGCCCTGCCAGCTTCTGCAAAATGCAGATTATGCTTATAACTGAAATCAAGGCCAAACAGGTCAATCTGACCAACTTTGTTCCAATAAGCAAACGCAATCGCATAAGCAACCGTATTATTCATGTACGCGCATTTACTTGCGGTCATGACCTCTGCAAGCGGGTACTCGACGAGCGCAGGGACGCGCTCGTCTAATTCGCAGGTGTAAATTGGTTTGTCGAAAACCGGCAACTCGCGTCGCATAACATCGGTTTGATTACCGGCATCATCAGAATCCAAAAACCGGGATGCCGGGTCCATCATAAAAACGCGATCACAAGGAAAGACGGCTAGTGCGCTGTTGATGCACCAAACCTCATCCCATTGCTTGCTGTTTTCTTTGCCGATCACGTAATCAATCTGGCTTGCGCCAAGACCGATTAGTGCGATTTTTTTACCTTCTAGCTCTTCAATTCTCTCCATTAAGAAACCCCTGTCCGTAATAGGTCGTAACGATACTCGTCTCGTGTGTCACGACCTTCGGACAGGTTCTTCATCCTTTGGACCGCAGCCATGAAACGTTGTTCAAAGTTGGCGATCACGTCAGGGGTTTCTTTCAGGAAAATAGCTGCTTCAGCGAGCGTGCCGTATAGCAACGCATCCGGGTAATCGGTAGATAGCAACGTAGTGCCTCCATCCGCTCCCGCTGTCAAAGAAGCTGGGCGATACAAGTAATGCAGCTCAACCGAGTAATCTGAGTCTGGAACTGGCGACAGTTCGAACGCAGCATCATCAAATTGGCTGTAATACTTGGGACGCCCACGGCTAGTGCTTGTCGGGTCATATTCCTTGAGGAATGAGGGGTGCTTGAACAGCAGGTAGTGATAAGTGCTACTATCAATCACTGCCAAACTGAACGGCGCGTAAAAATCGCTAGGCGTAGCCAAAAACCGGTTGTTGGTTGATGTTGTTGCCGTTACGTTTTTGCGCTGCTCAGAAAGCTGAACTAGCTTAAAAATCCGCTGCTCACTCTCTTCAATAAACGTGTTCAGATTATCGTTAAAAGTCGTTTCATCGACTTGCAAGTAATCCTGCACGGTAGACTTCAGCGTCGCTAAGGTGAAACTCATGACGTGGTTACCTCCACCGTGCCAACACTACACGTTAATCCAAAAGTTTGCAATTCTGTGCCCAAAATACCATTCCCCACGTTGGTATAAACCGTGAAGAAATTATTGTCGTTACCATCTGATGACGGATCTGGGCGTGGGTCTTTCAAAGCCTGCGGATCGATCGGCGTCGGTTTCCGCATAAGCTGAGGATGCTTCGGTGACCATTGATCTGGTCCTACCAAATAGCCGTCCCATGTCTTTTTCATATCGCGCAGGCGATAACGAAAACCTGTGATGTCACAGATCCCGTAAGCGTGTTTATTCGATGCGAAAGCCATGGTTAAGCGATATTGTAGTTTCTGAGGTCAGGAGAAACGCGGAAGCTGGCTCGCTCCTCGTCTTGACTGAGGGCGCGGGTGAACTCTTCCTCGTACAGCCCTTTCAAAAGCTGAACCTTTTCAGGAGCCTTCTTCAAGGCCAAATAATAGGCCAAGCCTGCAACCATGCAAGGATAAAACCGGAAAGGCATTTGCAGAGTGTTCGCGCCTGCGTCAGCATCGTCCATCCTCGTCAAAGTATTGCAGTAAACCGTATAGGTGGTGTTTTTATCGGGCGCAGGCCAGACCGTAATGGTCGGGGTAATCTGCTTGTCGATGAAAAACTGATTCGGCTTGCCAGTCGTTGATTTGGTTGCGAGGTGCGAGTATTCAGCCCGTGACATCCTGCTAAGCGGAATATCGGTTGCAGTGCCTTGAATCGTCTCTCTCACAAACACGTCTAGCACGTCAATCGCTGCCGTGCCGTTCGTTGAATCGATATTGTAAACCGTCTGATCCTTGACCATAGCGATGCTGTTTTGCTGGATGGTCCACTGATTGAGACCACGGTTCGCCCACTCAGCCAACATAAGATTCATGGATCGGCGAGCAGTGCGCAGGTCATAACCGGTGCGCAGCTCTAGCCCACAACGCTCGAACGCTTCTTCGACGTATTCCGCTACGTCTGGCTCAAAATCTTTACTCCCGCTTACCGCCATCGTCGCCACCTGCGTATAGGTTATCGAAAACTTGGTTTACATCTAACGTGTAGTCTAAATCAGATTTCGAATAATGGATATGCTGAGAGGGTGCGAAGTCGGGAGCGCCGTCGCCGGTTTCAAACCATGCTGGGTGCGTTACTCGAACCCGGTTGTTAGGTAAGGCCACAATGTTACCGGTCCACTTTCCTGCATCGAGCAGTTCTAAGACGTGCGATTGCTTATGTTGAGCAGGATCGTCTGCAATCTCGTTCTCAGCATAATCAACCGTGAATAAATACTTAGCTGGGTAAAACTCTCCGTCAATTTTTGCCAACCAAGGGCAAGGAGTACAACGATCGAGAGTGTAAACAGCATGATTATGGCTGCTGCAATCCCAAGGCTGAGCAGCCCAGACCGGCATAGGTTCTGGCCACTCTTCAAAAGGCGTGTCACCAACGAGGGCGGTGATTGGCATTCTGGCCCACATCGCACCACCGTGTATGTTTTGCTCGTCGGTGTCATAAGTCTCCGCACCTGTAAATATCACCTGAAACGACAAACAGCGAGTCGGCATGGTGGTGACCGCTATGGCCATTGCATGCAAGAACTCGCCGTGATACTTCGAATGATTGTGTGTGTATTCTCGCCTTACCCAGCATTTGAAGTAAGGGATATTACTTTGTAGGTAAGCCACTACTTCTTTTTCTTACCACCAATCGGTCCGCCGCCTTTCATGCCCGGTGCTCTCCCGCGCCGAGGAGCGCCTTGTTGTCTGCGTCTTCGCTTTGCTGCCGCCATTTCTCGGTTATCCATTGCGTTCAGGTCGCCGTGCTGAGCAGTCAGCCGCTTCAGCTCGTCAGGCATTTGGCCGGTGTCTGCTGCATAACCTTGAGCGCTACGCAGCATCCTTTGTTGCGCTGGGCTGAGACTTGATCCGCCTTGGTTCATCTTCTTGACGCGACCGAACAAACCGCTGCTCTTCGAACTGGGCTTGCGCATGCCGCCAGCAGACTTTACCTTGCCGCCCTTCTTCATGCCTTTAGCTTTCATGGCACCGCCCATCATCATGCCTTTCGTTTTCTTGTACATCATCTTCTCCCAAACAAACCAGAGTTACCCGGTTTCTTGTTGATCGAGCCGCCTTTGGCTGCGAATGTCTTTACGTTAGTTGGCTTGCCGCCCACTCCTTGTTTCTTTGCTCTTTTCCTGCGAACCGCGCTTTTCTTCTCTCCTTCCGTCATGCCCTGAGCGGTTGCTAAGGGCACGCACTTTGGATAGGAGCGACCGCTTGCTTTTTTTGACGCTTTTTTTCGGCCACATGGTTGAAATTTACCGTCCTTCTTCTTGGCTCCGATATCAACCCATTTTTCACCGAACCACTTGTCGAGTCCAGACTTAGCCACGAGGCACTCGCACTTGCTTGCGCTTGCTTTGCATCATAGCGCCGCAACCACGAGGTTCCATATAAACCGAGCCGCCCGTGCGCATATTC